AAAATATCGGTCGAAAAAGTTAAAGAATGGATCAATGAAAAATTTGCCGGGTTGAAAATATTGATTGAAGCGATGCCATATACGGAGGCGCAAAATGTTAATCCGGACGATCCAGAAACCGCGCGACGGGAATTAACCCGGTGGGTTAAAAACGTATTGCGTCAACAGCGCGAGGCGGTGGGAAATGAAGAATGAACTTATTGATCCCAAAGAGAAAAAATGTTGGGAAGAAATCAGAGCTTATTACGCAGAAATATTTAAGGAGGAGCCGGATGTTGAAGTATGGCGATGGTGCGAAGAAAACATATATCTCTCAGAGATAGAGACGGATTATCCTGGGTATCTGGATACAGACCTGACGCCCTGGATAAGAGAAATACTAGAATGGGTGAGAGATGATGAGGTTGATGAGATTACCATTATCGCCGGGACGCAAGTCTGCAAAACACTATATTTGATCTGCGCCATAGCCTGGTGGGCCAAGCACAGAGGCACGCGCATGATGTATATTATGGACACCCGGGACAATGCCGCGGAATTTGCGGAGACCCGGCTACAACCAATATTCGAAAATTCCTCCGCGCTGAGATTGCTAAAACCATCTGATCCTAACAAGTGGAACAAGCTCAAAATGTACATTGGCAGAGGGTTGTTAAGTCTGACCGGGTCTAACAGTCCAGGGAACTTGGCATCAAGACCGGCGCCATTTATTGTGATGGACGAAATCGGAAAATATCCAGAGAAAACAGAAAAAGAAACCGACGCGGTATCGCTGGCTGAAGAGCGGACAAAATCCAAGGTCCGGCGGAAAATAATAAAGGCCAGTTCGCCAACTTATGAATTCGGCCTGGAATGGAAATCTTACCTGCGCGGGTCTCAGCATATTTTCAAAGTTCGATGTCCGCATTGCGGAAAATATATCGAATACCGGAAAGAAAACATCCGTTGGGATCCGGCAGCAAAAAAAGGCGCGCAATGGGATATGGATATAGTCCGGGCAACCGCGCATTATGAATGTCAAGAGTGCGGAGGGGTTATACATACGAGAGACAAGAGAAAGCTCAATCGCACCGGGCAATGGTTTGCGCAAAATCCGAAGGCGCCGCGGAATATCCGGAGCGCACGAATCCCGAGTTATTATTCCATTTGGCCATCCTGTTCTTGGGGTAATATCGCAGTAAAATTTCTAACCTGTAAAGCGGAATTCAACTTGAAAGCTTTTGACAATGGGTGGGACGCGATGCCGAGCCGGGATGAAGTCGAAAAACTGGACTGGGAAAAATTACGAGACCGGAAAGAAAAATACCCGGAAAAATATCCAAGCAAGGCTGCCTATTGCACCGGATTTATGGATGTACAAAAGGACCGTTGGGAATGGTTTTGTATTGCCTGGGGTGAAAATTCCGAACATTGGGTAGTGGAACACGAAATCATACATGGGGATCCTTCGATCCTGGCAGAATGGGACGAGACTTTAAAGGTAGTCCTGCAGAAAAGACCGATACCTTTGGAGTGGGTATTTTACGACTATGGCGGGCATTGGCATACGCAGGCCATTGATTTTATTCGGAAGGTGAGGCGGCGGAATATTCAACTGGCTTTCGGATCGAAAGATGACGGGATGCCTGAAAAAGGCCGGATTACCCGAACAAAAATCAAACCAGTTACCAGGCTATATGAAATCGGAGTAAGCCAAGCGAAAACCAAAGTATATAAGATGCTCGCGCAGACCCGGCCAGGTAGAGGATATTGTCATTTTCCAGACTGGCTTGACGATGAATATTTCGAGCAGCTCTGCGCTGAAGAGCGCCGGCCGAAAACCAAGCAAGGCCGAACCTATTATTACTGGCAACCAATCCGCAAACGTAATGAGGCGCTCGACGGGCATGTTGGGTGCTTGTGCGGCAACCTGCAGATTCCACCGGCGCGCAGAAAGCGCCTCCTGGCGGAAATGATCGAACGAAACCGAACCAATCTTAAGGATAATGAAAGTGTAATTGATTTAGGGAAAAACCAAGAAAATCAAAATGACAAAAACACGGTCAAACCGGCAAACAAGCCGGTAAAAAGAAAGAAAAGAAGAAAAACAGGAGGATGGATGAACATAACCTGAGAAATCAGAAGGGGGGAAGGAGGATGCGAAGCATAAAGGAAAAACAAAGGCAAATCGAGAGCGAATTTTCGGAGCCGCTCCCGGATGTCATATCCGGCTTTGCGCAAATGGGGTATTCGATGGGATTAGTTGCGGATGTCCTGGAAGTAAGCCCGCGGAGCCTTAAGAGATTTTGCGCGCGGAATCAGATCCGCTTCAGCAGATACCCCCGCGAACGCCGGGGCGTATCGCCCGGCCGTCCTGCCAAAAAAATAACATACCAAGGAAAAACGCAAACCGTCCGACAATGGGCGGCGGAAATCGGGATAACGCCAATGGGACTTTACCGACGTCTCCAAAAAATGCCGATGAGCGAAGCGCTCAAGCCGCCCCTGCCGATATCCGAGCGAAACGCGCTAAATCGCCGGCGCCGTCGGACCTGAATATAATCAACTCGTAGCAGATTGAGAACATGGTAAAGATATATGACGGATTAACATTCCGGCGGGTGTTTACCCTGTCCGAATTTTCCGCGGCGAATGGATATTCCATGCGCGCCCGGCTGGTTAATGCCACGGAACAAATTGAAATTGAGACAGAACGATTCTCCGGCTCAGGAACAGAATGGACGCTTACGATACCCGCAACAGAGACCGGTAATTATACCGCCGGGACTTATACCTTGCAGATTATCGCCGTTAAAGACGGCGAAGAGATATTAGCGCATAGCGAGTCAGCGGAAGTTATAGCCGCCGGAGCAGCAGACCTAAGATCCTATAATCGGCGGATGCTGGATAATCTCAACGAGGTCATCGCCGCAAAATCCACCCAGGACTATTCAGACCTCACGATCAACGGCCGGTCCATCAAGCGAATGAAATGGGATGAGATTATCGCAGCCAGAAATTACTTTGCCCGGCTAGTCCAGGCCGAAGAACGCAAGGCCGCAGGACAAGGCGGCATAAGAACGATCCAGGTCAGGTTTACAGGATGAGCAAATTTTCGGATATTTACAATATCGACGGAAAACCCCAGCGAAAAGTCCCGGCGGCCGCTGCGACAGCCCCTCCCTCTGTTCGGCGGTCGCCGGGACGAACTTATCGCATATCCCGACGCAACTATGCCATGGGGGAATACAGCCGGATCACCAATGATTTTTACTCCGGGAATCAGACTGCGGATCAGGTTATATTTTCAACGTTCGCCAGGATGCGCGGGCGCGCGCAATGGTTGGAGCGCAACAGCGATATAGTCCGCAAATTTTTGATCATGGCCAAAACCAATGTAATTGGAGCCAAGGGGATAAGATTGCAGAGCCTGGCTTCGGACCTGAGAAACGGGAAATTGATACCCAGCAAATTTGACCGGCAATTGATTGAAGATGCATATCTCGACGCGTCCAAAGCAATTAATTGGTCATTAGATCAGCGCTTATCCCGTCGGCTGTCCGCGCAAGTAGCATTGCAACGGATAATCGTCGACGGAGAATGTATCCGCCGTCGGATCCGCGGCGCGGATAACAAGTATGGATTTACGACGCAACTAATCGATCCGGTATTGCTAGACCACAATCTTAATCGCCCGGCAGAGAACGGGAAAAACGAAATCCGCATGGGAGTCGAGATAGATTCCGCCGGTCGGCATGTCGCGTATCATTTTCTTAAGCGGCCCGCCCATGTCTGGGGGTCAATCCCGACATACGGAAGAGATCATATCCGCATTGCCGGGGATGAGATTGATCATATATTCATCCAGGAGCGGCCCGGGCAAACCCGGGGGGTAACCTGGCTCGCGCCCGCGGGACTCCGCGCCAAGATGCTTGATGGTATAGAGCTCGCCGTATCGGTAGGCTATCGCGTGGCGGCCGCCAAAATGGGGTTTTTCGTCAAGAATGACCAATATGTTCCCGGGGAAGACGGGGATGATTATGAGTTAGAGACTCCGCAAGATGTTGCGCCTGGGGAATTTTGGGAGCTTCCGCAGGGGTATGACTTCCGGGATTTTAATCCGGACTATCCCAATGCCAACTACGATGATTTCGTCAAGACAACCATCCGACAGATAGCCAGCGGGCTTGGAGTCAGCTATCCAGAACTTGGAAACGATTACAAAGGAGTCTCCTACTCTGCAGGGCAGATCGGAGTGCAGTCCGACATAGCATTTTGGTCAGACCTGCAACAATTCCTTATCGAAACTTTCGAAGAGCCGGCCTTTGACGACTGGTTGGTCATGGCGATCACATCCGGGGCCCTGCCGTTACCGATTTCGAAGCTCGAGAAATTCCGGCGGGTAAAATGGCAGCCTCCGCGGCGGAAACACATTGATCCGCTAAAAACGCACAAGGCGCAGACCATCGCCCTGGGCGACATGTCGCGCGATCCTTACGATATTGCCGCCGAAAACGGCGCGGACTTTGAGGACGTCGTTGAAAATTTTGCCCGGGCGAAAGCCCTGCTCGAAGAACATGGATTGCCAATACCAGCATCCTGGGGTGGGAAAACAAACATGGAAATGTGGCAGGAAGAAGAGCCGGAGGAGGAAACCGCGGGATAAAATATAATCAACTCGTATAAGGATGAAACCATGAAAAAGAGACAGAAAGAAATCAGGGGCCTGATCGATCAGATCAACGCCAAAAAACCGACTCTTATCGGAACCATCCGCGCCGTTACGCCGCCGGATGAAAAACCTGAAAAGAAACGGTATGAATTATCATTTTCGTCGGAAGAGCCCTTCGAGCGATGGTGGGGCATCGAGATTCTCGGGCACAAGCCCGAAGAAGTGCGCATGGATTGGATTAGCAGCGGAAACGCTCCACTATTATTGCAGCACCATCACGATAAGCAAATCGGCATAGTTGAATCCGCAAAACTTGAGGGTGGCAGGGGGACTGCTATCGTGCGTTTCGGGAGAAGCGCGCTGGCTCAGGAGATACAAGCAGACGTAGATGACGGTATCCGCAAGAATGTGTCGGTCGGGTATCGCGTCTATGCATTGGAATTAATCGAAAAAGAAGGAGATAAGGTTACCTACCGGGTGACGGACTGGGAACCTGCTGAAGTGAGCATTGTATCCGTCCCGGCCGACCCAACCATTGGCGTCGGGCGAAATCAGCAAATTGGAACCGTAAAAATTGAAACAAAGGAGAGAAAAATGGATCCCGAAAAACTTAAAAAATTGGCAAGGGAATTGGGGCTCAATGAAGACGCCTCGCTGGAAGCCGTGCTCGAAGCGCAGGCCGAGCGCGCCCGGAAAGAAGGCGAAAAGCTGGCGCGGGAAGAAGCGCAAGCCGAACTCAAGCGGCAGAACATGATCCGCGAAATCGGAGAAGTTCACAAGTCCAGGATCGCGGACATTGAAAGCCGCATTAAGAGGGCGATCGAAGAAAATACATCCATTGATGATTTCCGCCGGGAAATCCTCGATTGCTATGTTAATGGGGTGGCAACCATCCGTCATGATGCGTCGCTCTCAAGATCTGAGCAGCGGGACCTGGAAAAATACAGCCTGGTAAAGGCGATCCGCGAAATGGCCACCGGGAAATTGACGGGCATCGAACTCGAAATGCACCAGGAAGGAATCGAAGAAGCAAAACGGAGCGGCATAGCCGCAGAAGGTCTGGTTATACCTTACAGGGTGCTTAATTATAGTCGCGCCGTAACAGTTGGCGGGACCGGTAGCAATTGGGTTCCGACGACCATGGGCGGATTTATTGAAACACTGAAAAATAAAATTGTTCTCCGCAAGCTGGGAGCCCGGATGTTAACCGGATTGACCGGAAATTTTGCCATCCCGAAAATGAGCGCGGGTGCGAGCGCATCCTGGGCTGGAGAAACAGACGAAGCCGCTGAATCTACCCAAACCCTGGCACAGGTAGCATTTGAACCGCACCGGATAACGACATATACCAAGTTATCAAAGCAATTAATCCAACAGTCGTCCCCGGATATTGAAGCCCTTATCCAGGCGGACCTGGAAAATGCCATCGCTCAAGCAATGGATTATGGCGGGATCAATGGCTCGGGAACAGGCAATGAGCCGACCGGAATTCTTAACACCAGCGGAATTGGATCAGTAATTGGCGGAGAGAATGGCGCCGCGCCAACCTGGGCGCATATCGTTAACCTGGAGACCGAGGTGTCTATTGATAATGCGGATCTCGGGGCGCTATCCTACCTCACAAACACTAAAGTCCGGGGCAAGCTGAAACAGACGCCAAAAGTATCCAGCACTGATTCCAGGATGATCTGGTCGGATGACCCAGATTATCCCCTCAATGGTTATGGTTGCGCGGTAACCAACCAGGTTCCGAGCGACCTGGATAAGGGAACTTCCGAGGGTGTTTGTTCGGCCATCATCTTTGGCAACTTCAATGACTTGGTCATTGCGCAGTGGGGCGGATTGGATATTGTTGTAGATCCGTATACCCTGGCAACCTATAATCAGATAAGGTTGATCGTTAACACTTACGGGGATGTTGGCGTAAGGCACGCAGAAAGTTTCGCGGCCATGGTCGATGCCCTGACGGCATAATCAATAACAGGCCCTGTCATTATTTGGCAGGGCCTTAAATAAAACCTGGAGAAAAAAATGAAAATTAAGCTGATAAGAAACACGATGATCCGGGGAAAAGCCGTAAAAGAAGGATCGGTTATCGATATCCCCGCAAATGAAGCCAAGGAATTGATCGCCATTAAGAAGGCCGCAGTGGAAACAGGCAAGAAAAAAGCCAGCCAAGCGAAAAAGGATGCGGAAAAAGCAAAGGCGGGGGAAGAAAACAAAGCCGATGAAAATAAAAACACTTAAAAAGATAATTATCAACAGTAAACCGATTGACGCCGGCCGTGAAGTCGATGTCGATCGTGATATTGCAATGAGTCTTATATCGAGAGGATATGCAGAGGTTCCAAAGGCTGGAAAAGAGGGGAAAACCGGAATCCAGAGAAAACCCGCAAAATGGGAAAAGGGAGAAAAAGCCGATGAGAAAAAGTAACATCCTGATCATGATGTGTGCGGTATTGATACCAACCGCTCACGCAGCCAACACCATATACAACGGCGAGCCCATGAGCTCCGTCCGGGCCAAGATTAACGCCGCGATAATCACCAACGAGCTGCAGGATGCGGCCATAGCAACCAATACATATCAGATTGTCACTATGAGTAATACACTAAGCGGCGCCATCACAACAATAACTAATGTGATTGATGTCAGTAGCGGGATGGATGTTAATGTCATGCGCGGGGTCTATTTCGGGGGAGAAGGATGGATAGAATACTCGGAAGAAGAAGCTGATAAATTATTAATCGGGACAAATGATATAGATATCAGTTTTGATTTTTGGCCGGAAAATCTCAGGGGTGAAAATAACGAATTAAATAGTGATATTAATCTACTAAGATACAATTGCGAAATATTAGATCTGTTTATCTTAGTCCGGACAAATAAATTGGCATTGCATGATGGTAATAGTGATAATTATTTTTATGGTTCTTCTGAGCTGGAGCCTCAAAAATGGTATCATTTGCAATTTACCAAGGACGGCGCGGCCGGGAAACTTTATCTGAACGGCGAAGAGGAGATTAATGTTAATCTTGGGTTGGATTGGGGATGTGGAGCAGAATATGTAATATATAGGCTGGGGGATTATCTGCATGGTATTTTTACAAATTTAGTAGTGACCATTGGGGGTACTAATATAATCAACTCTCCGCTCAATACTCCGG